TTGATTGGCGTAAGGTTACGCCAGGCGAGGATCTTTCATCTTACGATGTCGCGTGGGTAAACCTTGCACCGTTAAACTCACTCAATGGGCGCCAAGGCGCTATGGGCGCACTCTATGTTTTATCATCAGGCTTACCTTGTGTAGGATTCTTTGATGATTGGCAAACAAATACTGTATTTAATGGCGCTCGTGCTTTAATTCGTAAACCCGAGATGTTGTATAAGCATCTGCTTGTAGGAACAGAGCATCGCGGTGAAGAAGGCGCAACTTACTTTAGTCGTGCAGATATTGACGCGGCTCTTGAGCGTGTCAGAGAATTGAACCCAGCGGCTGCCAAGAAGTGCTACGTTGAGCGCTACTACATGATGGACACAGACGAAAACGTACAGCCTTACGAAAAACGTCTTGTTGAAGCTGCACGTGATCTTATTGCAGATCGTTGGCTTGCAGGTATGGTTCCAGTTTGTCCTATGTATTCTTTTGGTGATAGATCTATCGTGCGCAAGCGTATGCCTGTTGAGCTAGGACCTATTGAAGCTCTTGACCCAACGTCAACGGTTGTTCCAACACTTCAACCTGTAACCGCGCTCGCGCCAGAACACAAGAAAAGAGCTTGGGTACTTGGCGCTCTTATGCCACATGACACCTGGCTTGAAAGAAAGAATCCTGATTGGCACGTTGAAATTGTGGGCAGTCGTAAGCTTATTAAAAAACTTGGCGGCCAACGTTTTGATACTGAACAAGATGTACTTGAGTTCTATAACAAGCACTGGGGAATTCTTTCTCCGCCGTATCCGCACGCTGGTTCAGGCTGGTGGCGTAGTCGTTTCCTATATGCAGCCCACGTAGGATCTATCCTTGTTACCGATAAGGGCGAAGGTGATCCGTTAGGTGATGCATACAAGCTAAAGATTACAGACGTTGAAAAGATGACAGACACAGAATTGCATGAAGCAGCTATGGCTCAACGCGCTGCACTTGCACCGTACTTACCAGAATACTCCGCGTTCGTTGAACACTGTGACCGCATCATTAAGCGCGCGGTGGCAGAGGATAAAGGTGTATCTCGAAAGGCAGATGGTACCCTCGTATGAGTAAGATTCTTATCACAGGCATGAGTGCATCTCACTCTTCAGAGAAAGCCAACTTGCGCTCGTTATCTTTTGCTGGAGTAATAAAATTAGTTCTTGAGCAACAAGGCCATGAAGTTATTCAGGAAAACCCTGAGGTCTCCTGGAACCTAAATGATCTTGAACAATATGACTCCGTGCTTGTTGGAATTAGTCCTATAACAAGCTTAAGTGCAAATCACGTCTACGGAGCGTTAAGTGTTATTGACGTGCTGCTTGACTCGCCTAAGTTGCGTTTATTTATTGACGCGCCTGAACCTGGAAAGATTACCGCAAGCTTACGCGCGATGGTTAAGACGCCTGATAACCTTACCAAGCCTTTTTATTCCTACCGTAGAGGTTTTAGTCACGCGTCACAACCAAACATGCTTAATAATCTTATAGAGGTCATAGAGGACCTGCTTAACAAGCCTTGGCCTATAACGTTGTACCCGTCATTGTCGTGGACAGACGAGATCGAGCACGTTGCTAACTTCCTACCTGAAGGCGCACGTAACTCACTTAAGGCTATAAACTTAGATGCGTATCTAATCTCAACGCAGGAGATGATAGACATCGAGCGTCGTGATAAATGGGTAGTAGAAAACTACTCTACCAAGTGGGTTAAGTCTACCGCGTCTACGTTATCAACTCCTACAGTTCCTATGAAGTGGAATAAGTCCTGGAGTGACTCGCAGGTGTACGCGCAGATAGCCTCAGGTATAGGCGCGCTTATCCCTCCGTATCCTTCTAGTACATGGTGGAGTTATAGATATATCCAGTGCATGAACGCGGCAACGCCTATCGCAACAAACTGGAAGGAAAGTCAACTCTTGGGTTCATCATGGACTCATCTTGCGTCAAGTATCGAGAGTATGTCACAGGAAGAACGCTTAGCACTTGCTACGCAACAACGCAACGCGTATATAGAAAATATACCTACACGTAGGGAAGCAGCAATTAACTTATCACAGGCACTAGGTCTATTCACGAGAAAAGAGCAAAACTAATGACCATCTTGTTTAATAACTGGTTAAAGCGTACACGTGAACTACAAAAGGACGTATACTTCATTAACTACGAAGAAATGCAAGGCGATAAGCCTCAGAACATCCGTAAGTTTGTAGAGTACCTACGCTGGAATATGCTAGCGGTAGACGATGAACTTGCAGAGATGCGCCAGGCAATCTCATGGAAGCCTTGGCAACACGACGCTCCTTATGCGGATAGAGAAGAAGTAATTAAGGAAGCGGTTGACGTTTTACACTTTGTCGCAAACATTATCGTTGCGGCGGGTGGAACAGACGAGATGCTTGATAAGTTTTATCTTGAAAAGATGGAACGTAACAAGCAACGTCAGCTAGACGGCTACAAGGTTAAGGACATCGGAGTAAAGTGTGCTCTATGCCAGCGCGCAATTGACGACGTAGGTCGTGGCGCAAGCCCAGAAATGTGCGCAAAATGTTTACCAAGGGAGGTAGATTACAGTGCCTGAGATCAACGAGCAATGGATTAAAGAACAGATGCAGGAGGCAAAGGTTAAGGTTGGCGTGGGAAATGCGCTGCTAAAACTTCTTGCAGCGTGGGAGCCTCTAAAATTATCTGATCCTCAACAAAAAGAAGTACTTGCGTTATTTAATAAGCTAGCGCTTGGCCACGCGGTAACCCCCGAGGTTGCCAATGAGGTATGGACCGATGCGCAACCAGGAGCGATTACCGTAGGAGATCAGGTGCGCGTAAAGCTAGACGCATACCAGGGATCTACAGGTTCTCTTCACAACGGACGCAGAGGTAAGGTCGTAGGAATTCGCTACGGAGACATCATCTTTAAGTCTAACGATAATAGGGAACCTATCCTTGATGGAGCTCACTATTCACCTCATCAACTTCAAAAGAGAGTTCAATAATGAGATCTACAGTTGAATTTTTTATTACAGGTTCTACCTTGACTGAGATTATGGACGGCGCTAAGCAGCGTTGGCAGGATTTTTGCGGTGACGAAAACGCAACCCTGCCTGTAGACTCGGAGTTGCAGATCAAGGATAAACGCGATGACGGAACCGTACTTACAGGAATCATTACTATTCGCACGAAGGTAGAAGATAAATGACAGAAAATGACGCGGTAGTTCAGTATCGTGTTGAGGCTTTACGCGAGGCCGCAAAGATCATCACAGGAGACAGGGACACGCAATACGGAGGCCCTGAGGAAAACTTTGCCCGTATCTCAAAGGTATGGTCAATGATCCTCGGCGTCGAGATATCAAATGAAGATGTCGCGATGATGATGGTCGGGTTAAAGGTTGCGCGTTACGCGAATAAGTCTGGGTTCCAGGGAGATACCTGGATTGACATCGCGGGATACGCGGGTTGTGGCTACGAGGTAGGTATGCTCGAGCTAGAAAAGAATGCCAATATTTCTGCGTAGATAGCACGCGGTAAATGGTAAGTCGGTATAAGGTCCTACCCTAGGAACTACGAAGGGTTATTGCCTTGTCACAACATACCTTTATTGACTGCAACGGGCTTGCCGCGTTCATGAGTCTTGGCTTCGTGCAAAATGACATGAAGATGATTCAGCGCACCGGAACGTTAAACTTTGGAAACGTCGTTGCAGAAAACAACCGTCATCTTCTTGGAGATGACTGGACCGCGGAGTTTTCAGACGATCCTAACGAATGGCGAGTACAAAAGGCAGACGTAGTTATGGGCTGCCCTCCTTGCTCCGGTTGGTCTGTATGGTCTGGCCCTGCAAATCGTGGACCTGACTCTAAGGCGCACGAGCACACCGTAGCCTTTATGAAATACGCAGGACGGGTAAAACCACGCGCTATTGTTTTTGAGTGCGTTCAACAGGCGTACACACAGGGACGCGACGTAATGGTTAAGTATCGCGACATGGTCGAGCAAGTCTCCGGTAAAAAATATGATCTGTATCACGTTAAGGAAAATAACCTGCAGGTTGGCGGATTTTCATATCGCCCACGCTACTTCTGGGTAGCGGTTGAATCTGGTCTTAAGTTTTCAACACCGATTACCGAACCAAAACAACTTCCACGTATCATGGACATCATCGGTGATCTTGCAGAGATGCCTCAGACATGGAACAAGCAAAAGTATACCGCGCCATCTCCGTCAAAGTACGTTAAGCACCTGCGCACAAAAAACAACATGGTTGACGGCCACATCGGTAAATCAAACATACACGCGCAACGCATCGAAGAGATCTTTAGCATCATCGGAAACGAAGGCTGGGAGGGAAACGGAGACACGGGCGGCGCACTAAAGAAAGCCGTAGACTTAAACGACGGTAAGTTTCCTCAGAAATGGATAGACATCTCGCCTCGCGTTATCCGTAAAGATTTTAAGTTAGGGTTTTCACAACCGTATAGATGGAAAACTGATCACTGGTGCAACGTATTAACCGGCTCCGCACTAGATCACGTTGTTCACCCAACGCAACCGCGACTTATTACGCACAGAGAATCTGCTCGCATGCAAGGTCTTCCTGATGATTGGAATAT